AAGATTCTGATTTAGCAACCGCTGATTCAGAGAACCCAAACGAAGGAGACCAAGTGTCTGACACTACTGCTCCTGCTCCTGCCGTTGAAGAAGCGGTTGAAGCAGCTAAAGCAAATATGGTTGAGGCGTCTCGCCCAGCCTTTTACACAGCACCTCGCCTTGAATTCACCAAGGCAAAATATCTTGAGAATAGCGTCCGCGCTAAACTCGGTGATGACGCAGCTCGCCAGTATGTTATGGCAGCAGATGACACCACCAGCAACAACGCTGGCTTAATTCCAACTCGCCAGCTAACTGAGGTTATTAATCCTCTATCAAATGCTGACCGCAGCACAATTGATGCAATCTCAACTGGAGTTCTACCAGATGCTGGAATGTCCTTTGAGATTCCAAAGATTACAGCCGTTCCAACAGTTGAAGATGAGAACGAAGGCGATGCAATTGTTGAGACTGGAATGACCAACAACTTCCTAACAGTAAATGTTAATAAGTATGCAGGTGGCCAGACATTCTCAGTAGAACTTCTTGATCGTTCTAACCCAGTATTCTTTGATGAGCTAGTTCGTCAAATGGAATTCGCTTATGCTCTAGCGACAGATAAGTTCGTTGCTGGTCAATTGCTTGGCAATGGTCAAATTGCTGCCACAGCAGCTGATAACACAGCAGCAGGAATTCTTACTTTCGTATCCGAAGCAGCTGCTGAGGTTTATAAGGACTCTCTAGGATTTGCTAGAAACCTTATTGTGACACCTGAGCAATGGTCAAAGATTATGAGCTATAACGATTCAGGCCGTCCAATCTACACAGCTTCACAGCCACAGAACGCAGCTGGCGTAGCTAGCCCACAAAGCCTTCGCGGAAATGTTGCTGGACTTGGACTTTATGTTTCTCGCGCACTTGGATCACTTACTGCTGCTCATCCATCATTACCTCTTGGCGATGGTTCGATGATTGTAGTAAATCCAGATTCTTACACTTGGTATGAATCAAGCAGATTCCGTCTCCAAACCAATGTAGCTCTAAATGGTCAAATTGAAGTTGCTTACTACGGCTACGGCGCACTTGCAGTTAAGGTCGCTGACGGAGCTTGCTACTTCAACAAGAACTAAAAAACTCAAATAGTGACGGCCAGTCCGCTCCCGAGCTGGCCGCTCACCTAAATGCTTGAAAGGATGACGAAATGCCAACGATAGTTACGGCCACAGAGCTTAGGACGATTCTTGGTGTTTCGTCATCCCTCTATAACGATGCTTATCTAAACGATATTGTCGATGCTTCAGAGAACTTAGTTCTGCCAATGCTGGTCACTTTTCAGAGCAAAATAAACAAAGTAAAGCTTGAGAATAATATTGCTTACTTTGAGACCGCAACAATTCACGAATTCACTCAGGGCCAATCCGTAATTATTACTGGCTGCGGATCACCATTTAATGGCACTCACACAGTAACCGATGACGAGATTTCAGATTATGTATTCACAGTCGCAATCACCAATGCAGATATATTGGAGAAAAACATTATCCCAGCAGGAAACGCTGCGCTCTCTGGACTATCAACCTATGTCGGAAATGCCAATGCTGAAGCTGCAATTCTGGCTATCTCAGTCGAAATCTTCCAAGCTAGAACAGCCGCTGGTGGATCAATAGAAGGCGTAGATTTTGCAGTAACCCCTTACCGCCTATCTAAAAATTTACTTGCCAAGGTAACTGGCTTACTTGGCCCATACCTTGATGTAGAGACGATGGTTGGTTAATGCCATCAACAATTGCCACAGATGTTAGAGGCGTTATAAAGACTGCGCTTGCTGGCGTAGCTGCGAATATTTATGACTCAGTCCCTGAGGCACCAATTGTCCCTGCAATTATTGTCATCCCAGACTCGCCCTATATGGAGCTTGAAGTCTTAGGCAAAGCTACAACTAGAGTTAAATTAAATTACACCATTACCGCTTGCGTTGCGTATTTTAGCAACGCCGCTGCTTTAGATAACTTGGAGCAAATGGTCATTAGTATTCTTGGAGCACTAAATGCTTCCAAGTATGAGTTATCAATAGTCGAAAGACCTTCGGTAACCGAAGTAGGAACTACAACCCTGCTAGTTTCAGACATACGCTTGAGCGTCCGCTACGAGCAAACCGCATAGGAGACCCAAATGCCAACAACAGTAATAACTGGGCGCGATGTGACATTCACACTCGATAGCGCTGCTTATGACGCCCAGACAACTAGCGCAGTCCTAAGCTGCGACACAATTATCGAGACCTATCAAACCCTTGATGGTCGCGCTTATAAGTCTGTAGATAAGCAATGGACTTTCACAATTGAGTTACTTCAGGATTGGGGAGCTACAAGCTCGCTATTTGAAGCAATGTGGGCGGATGCAGAATCTGCACCTAACACAGCACTCAGCGTTTCATTTACAGCAGTAACTGGAGCAGTATTTGCTTTCACAGTATTGCCAATCTTCCCAACTGCTGGCGGAGCTGCTCCGGGAGCACTCACCGACACTTGGACGATGACAGTAATTGGAACACCAACAGAGACCTTCAGCTAAGAGATCGGAGCATCGGGAGCTATGAAAATATCAATTACAATTAAATACAGCTCAGGCGAATCAGCTACTTACCAAGCTGGCTTGCCAGAATGGGCTAAGTGGGAACGCAAAACTGGTAAGTCGATTTATTCAATGAAGGATATAACGGCTTATCAGCAAGCGGACTTCTTAGACCTTGCCTACTTTGCGTATAAGCGCGAGGCAGCAGGGAAGCCAACCAAGTCCCAAGAGATTTGGGAGCTGACAGTTGAGGAAATGACGATTGGAGATGAAAGCCCAAAAGTTACGAGCCCGGAAGCATCAACCGATTAATCATCGAAATTGCTATCGCAACTGGGATTCCAATGCCTTACTGGACAGATATAGACCAAGTAATGACGGCCATAGATATATTAAAGGAGCGTAGCGGTGGCAGATGAGTTACCAATCAGCTATGACAAGCGCGAGCTCCGCTCAATCATTACCGCGTTCAAAGCGATGGATGATGAAGCCGTTAGCCAAGCTAAACGAGAATCTAGCGCGCTGGCTACTTATGCAGCAAATGAAATCAAAGCCTATGGGCTCTCAAGGACTTTTGGTCAAGAAGCAGTTAGAAGAATTACAACAGGCGTTAAAATCTCGGCCAGTTCCAAAATCGGAGAGTTCTCTTACGGCTTTGCAAGTCAGCGCTTTTCTGGTGGCGGTAGCACACAAAAACTCTGGGCGGGTTATGAGTTTGGAAGTAATCGCTTGCGTCAGTTCCCCAGAAGAACACCGAGCAAAGGTCGCGGAAACGCTGGCTACTTTATCTACCCAACCCTTCGTAAGATTCAGCCTGAATTGATTAAAAAATGGCAAGAAGCATTTTCCAAGATATTGAAAGAGTGGGATAAGTAATGGCTGGCAGTAGAACGCTTAAGCTCTCGATTCTTGCTGATGTCGCTGATCTCAAGAAAAATCTTGATAGCGGCTCTAAAGAGGTTGAAGGCTTTGGCGGTAAGTTAGAAAAATTTGGTAAAGTCGCAGCCGTAGCTTTTGCAGCTGCCGCAGCAGCGGCAGCAACCTATGCCGTCAAGCTAGCCGTTGATGGCGTTAAGGCAGCTATTGAAGATGAGGCTGCCCAGCTTCGTTTAGCAAATGCTTTGAAGAATGTTACTGGGGCAACTAATGACCAAATAGCCTCTATTGAAAAGCAGATATTAAAAACTTCTCTGGCTACTGGTGTTGCTGATGATCAACTTAGACCAGCACTCCAAAGATTAGCAATAGCGACGGGGGATGTTACTGAAGCCCAAGAATTATTAGACCTTGCTTTAGATATTTCAGCGGCAACTGGTAAAGGAGTAGAGGCGGTATCAAATGCCTTAGGTAAAGCATATGAAGGCAATACAGGGGCTTTAGGCAGACTCGGTGTTGGATTATCAGCTGCTGAAATCAAGACGCTGGGACTTGAAGGCACAATGCAAGAACTGGCCGACACATTTGGCGGAGCAGCTACAGTGCAAGCCAATACATTTGAAGGACAAATCCAAAGACTTAAAGTCGGCTTTGATGAAGCAAAAGAATCTGTAGGTGCTGCATTATTGCCGATGTTAAAAAATTTGATGGATTACTTTGTTAATACTTTGATTCCTAAATTTCAAGAAGCCAAAGCCAGAGCCGTTGATCCAATCATTAAAGCATTTAAAGATAACGAAGATACTCTGCGCGATTTATGGTCTTTTATCAAAACTTTTCTTGTCCCTATATTTGAAAACGCCCTAGTAAATTCAATAGTGGCAGTAGGTAAAACTATTGCTGGAATTGTTAATATTGTTGCCACAGTTACTAGAGAAGTTAAAGATTTAGCTAATTCAGTTATTGAACAAATTAACAGAATCATTGCTGCTTATAACCGAATACCAGTATTGCCTAATATTGGATTAATTCCAAAAATTGGAACGGGTTCAACGGGTTCAAACACAGTAACAGGCGGTGGATTACCATTCGGCGGTTCTATTGGTGGTGGAACTACTGGTGGTGGAACTACTGGTGGTGGAACTACTGGTGGCGGAGTTACAGGCGGTGGAACTACAGGCGGGGGAACTACTGGTGGTGGAACTACTGGTGGTGCGATTCCAGTCGTTATAGGAACAATGCCTACTTTTCCATCTGCATTAAATCCAAGCGGTAACGCTATCCCTTCTGGCTTTGATGTAGCCGCAGCAAGAAGAGGCGAAGAGCGCGGAAATGTTATTGTTAATGTCAATGCCCCAAGCGCTATTGATGAAGAAGGATTTACCAGAGCAGTTATCTTGGCGCTAAATAATACAGAACGGAGAACTGGTGGCGGTGGCTCAAGCCTAGTTACCCAGAGTCCTCAATGACCGCTTGGAATCCCGTTTATCGCGTTAAGGTCAATGGATCAACAGTAACTAGCGCAACTTTAAGTGGCTTAACTATTACCTCTGGTCGGACTGATATTTATTCGCAACCGATTGCTGGTTATTGCAATCTTACGCTTATTGAAACTGCTGAGGCAGCAATACCTTTTGAAGTAAATGATGCAGTAACAATTGAAGTTAAAAATTCTGCTGCAACCTATGTAAATCTATTTGGCGGTTTTATTACAGATTTAGGAATTACAGTCCAATATTCTGGTTCTACAGCGACAAGTCAGCAAATAAAAATAGTAGCCGTAGGAGCTTTAGCCAGACTTAACCGCGCCGTTTATACAGGCAATTTTGCCCATCAATTTGACGGAGACCGAATCGAAGAACTTCTTAGCACAGTATTATTTGATCAATGGAACGAAGTTCCAGCGGCCGAGACTTGGAACACCTATGACCCAACTACTCAATGGCAAGATGCAGAAAATAGTGGATTGGGTGAGATTGATACCCCAGGAGATTATGAGCTTCATTCTGAAAATAATCTTAACGATACTGTTTATAATCTCGCTTCTCGCTTTGCGACTAGCGGACTTGGATATTTATATGAGGATAATCAAGGCCGAATTGGTTATGCAGA